TTCCACCTTTGAGCAGCTTACCTGATTGCTGAAGCCAAACGAGCACTGCGATGTGCTGGTGCACATAATAGTACTGCCCTCTTCGGGCACGGTGGTAGTGCGCTCAAGTGAACTCTCTGTGTTGAAATGGTGGCAAATGATGAAGTTGTGGCTGTGTTTCCATCCGAGCTTGAGTCTGGCGATGTGCGTCTGGTGTATTGTCCTCATAATCGGACGTATGAACTGCGGTATGCGGTGCGGTCTCAGTCTGGCGGTGGGTGTTGTTTGGTTTGGTCGGCTGTGGCGTTTGATGCGTGTGATTACGTGCAGGTGGCTCATATGCTGGTTGATGCGAGGGCGTTGGCTGATACGTTGTTGGTAGAGAGGTGTTGATTATGAAGAGCATTGATGACCGCACTAATTGGTTTGATGATGGTGTTTTGAATGATGACCGTGTGCGCCGTGTCGTTCGTGGTCGTCGGCGTAATCTGCATTTGCGTGAGTATAATAAAGGTGAGGGTGATTGGGAGACGTTTTGTCGTACCGTGGCACTGCTCAAGGACTTTTATAAGCCTCAGGGTGGTCAAGTGGCTTTTGCTGACAGTATTGAACATGCGGCGAACATTTGTCTAAGCATCTCGCCAAGTTCGTCAATGTATGCCGCATTGGTACGAACGCAGGATATTGAAATGTTGTCCGGGCTTATTTGCTGTCCGGCAATGGTGGCGTGGTGCGCGGTCTGTCATGTCAAGGGCGCGTCAAGCTATGAGATGTGCCAGACGTGGGAGGGTGCTGTGTTCGCTCAGACTGTCATCAAAATTGCGTGTCTCTGTTTTGACAATCTGACTGATGGACGGTATACTGATGAAGACATTGCAAGAATGTCACGACAACAGCAGCATTAAGATAAGGCGGTATGATTATGGCATATATTAAGCGAGCCAAGCACTATAGTATTGTGCGCGGCGTTACGCGCAGTGAAAACGGCGAACTCGTGGGCACCGAAGTAGTCGTGGATGGCGCGTGCCGCACGGCTGACATGGCTATGAAAAAAGCCCGTAAGATTAACAAGGACATGCTACCCATGTCCGCCGAGTATCATGCTCAAGCAACGCGCATGGATGAGGCAATCTATTGGGCTAATTGCGAATTTGGGGACGATACCATCATCGACTATCCGGGGTCGGTTAACGGCAACGTGGTTGAAGATGATATCATCTCCGAGGAAAAATAATTACTAACTCTATAAGGAAAGGCAACACAAATGGCTGACAACGAACTGACCGTAATGAACGGCAACAATTTTGCGGCTAACGGCGCTAACGCCGTATCCCATTTCTTTAATACTGACACTATGGATGGCAAAATGGCGCTCTATAACGCCATGCAGACCGCCGTCAAGGTAGACGAACATCTTAATGAGCCATTGCATGTGACCAACGTGCTTGCGCAGGCCATCGAGGTTGCCAACCAAGAGACCGGTGAAATCAACTCATCTACCCGTGTCGTTATCCACGCGGAAGAGGGCGATTTCGCCGCCGCCTCCCCCACGCTGGCACACGCTTTCGGTAATCTGTTCGCGATTTTCGGCACGCCGGACACGTGGAGTCATCCGCTTGGCCTCAAGGTGGTGGAAAAGAAGAGCCGCCGTGGATTCAAGTTCTTCGACCTTGAACTGGTGCCGGAAAAAGACCGTGGATAGAATATTTGTCTATACCATATGATAGCATGGCAATGTCCCTATAGGGATGTTGCCGCCAAACTCACCCCTCGCCGTTTTTCCATCCTTGCGGCGAGGGGTGTTTTACACTCATAAGGGGGAGGCAGTGGCAAAACGTAAAACCAACCGACGCGCCAACAATCTGAAACGCAACGCCGCAATCAGGTCGGCACAGGTACGCCGAGAGCAAGCGGTCAGGGATTACAGTACCGGACATCTCCCCAAGCAAATCACCGAAACGTTTCTCGGAAAACTCAGCGCCCAACAGCTCGAACAGGTTGCCCGCCGCGTCGGACAGGAATTCGGGGAACAACAGCAAGCCTTGAAGGCCAGAGATAACGAGCCGTATCAGGTTGTCCCAGATGTGCATATTACGAAACTCGATAGGGAGTTAGCGGCGCGCCCGTTGATTACCGACGCGGAAATCGCCGCCGCCCCGTCGAAACGTCGGAAGACGTTACGGCAGCAGCAGCGCCGCCGCATCGAGGCACGGCAGAAAATCAAGCGCGCCCAACAATTCGATGCATTGAGCATGGCTCGCTATACCGTAGCTGAAATACGTGAGATGGAACGCGCGGGGGAGTCTCCCTTTGACGTGTTGGGTACTCATACGGTCGGTGGTTCGGCGCGTGACGAACTCACACGCAATCGCGCGAACGTGTTCGGCTCGGAGCGTGGAATAAGCCACGCGCGTATGATGATACGAGAGGGAGGCAGGAAGAAGCTTGAACGAGAGTTGCTTGAATATGCCGGGCTTGTAGGTCGAGCGCCATTACAGGCAGGAGCTAGGCAAATCTCGGAAGTGAGGGGTTTCGGATTTTGATAGGGTCTCACAACAGCTTGAAGCGTTCGACTCCAACATCGCCCAGAAATTCGCGTCTTTGTCGAACCGTTTCAAAAAACGATGGCTGATAAATAACACGAACTTCAGCACCGTTGTGCGGGAAGCCTCATGGTATAATGATAAAACACATAAATGGGAGACAAAAGCGGATGCAGGCGATGTAGAGACACGACTTGATGAATGGATGACCAGCGCGGTACGACACTAAAAAAAGGATGGAATTATGCGAGAGCGTCGAGCGGCGGCAACAGACGGCGCAACACTCTTGACGGATGACGGCATGGAACCATTGACGGCGAACGCCGTCATCCGGCTTACCATGTTCGACTATCATACGCGCACATGGTGTGCCCATGGATGGCAGGATATTAAGCCCATAGCCGCCGAACTGTTGACACGACTCCCCTTGCAATCGAATCCAGCCAAGGATGGTGTGTGGGGCACATTTAATATTCGCGGCCACTTCTATGGTTTCCGTGTACGCATGGGCGGTATCACCGTGGATTTTGTGGATGTGCGTAATGTCACGCGTGATGATGGCTTGAATGTTTCACGTGAAACATTTGGAGGAACCACCGACTTGGAAACCACGTGGAATATCGCGCAGGAATGCGCCGCGCTGAAACTCAGGGGCACGACCATAGCATCAATGGCAATGACCGACTATATCGAGGGGGATTACGCCGGATTCAAACGTCATTTTCCACCATTGGATAAAGAGGTTTATCATCGGATGCGCCCCGCCTACTATGGGGCGATAGTATACAGCAAGCCGGGTGAATACCGGGATTGCCGGAGTTGGGATGTAAACAGTCTCTACCCAAGTATCATGCGCGATGCCCCCATGCCGGTAGATGCCCCCGTGTGGTATAACGGGAAGTATCGTTATGATGCTGATTATCCGCTGCATATCGATGTCATCACGTTTGATGCACGGCTGAAAGCGGGAAAAACGGCAACGCTCACCAATATTCTGCCAGTATGGGGGTACGAGGGCGAACGTCTGGACAGTACATTAGGCGTTGTCACCATGCCAGTTACGGATGTGGATTGGGAAACGCTGACCGAAAACTATGACATCCACGTGTGGGAACATGTCGGCGGCTGGAAGTTCCGTAAATCGCATGGACTTTATTACGCCTACGTTGATAAATGGTTTCACGTGAAACAAACCGCAACCGGAGAGCGCAGGCAGATGGCGAAACTGTTATTAAACTCACTGGTAGGGAAATTCGGGGCCTCGCTCTACCGGCCCATGTTGCATCCAAAACCGTCTGCGGATGGTGGCGTGGATTTTACCGTGGACAAACCCGAGTCGGCCAACAGTCTGGCATGGTTGCCGACCGCCGCATATGTCAACGCCTACGGGCGACAAATATTGTCCCGGGCGATGAACGCGAACGCCGACCGCGTACTCTACGCCGATACCGATGGCATGATATTGGAAGGGTTGGCCGCGCCCTCAGGTATCGAAACGGATGACCGGAAACTAGGGGCGTGGAAAAACGACCATACCTACGAGAAGCTCCGTATCCTCGGCAATCGCAAGTACTGCGGCGTGGAAACAGACGGCGACACCGTCATGCGTCTGAGCGGCGTGCACCGTGCCGCCCCCATTCCCTATGATGAGTTTCTTCCGGGGGCGCGTCATTTCAATGATGATGGCCACACTTTTATGCTATAATATCCGGTAGCGGGGTGTGCGTCCCAAGTCGATTCGATGGCCCGACCGTAAGGCAAGTCGGTAAGGCGATTCGGTCGGATGTAGACGTGCGTAGCCAGCGCCCAGCGACGGCGAGGGAACCCGCACAGCCTAGCAAACCGGCATGACGGCGTGATTGCCGTCATGCCACTGACTTTAAGAGGTGATTATGGACGATACCGAGGACACCGAGCCGGACACCACGCCAGACACCGAGCCGGACACGACCGCCGACGACAATACGCCGAGTCCGGAGCTTGAAACGCAGGACAATGGCGAACCGGAGGACGCGGGCGACGACAAGGACGCCGACATGGCCAACCGTCTCAGCGCTTTGGAAGCGACCGTAGCGGAACTCTCCAAAACCATTGAGGCGATGCGCGACGCCGCAGCTGACCACGTGCTGAACGATGGCCCGGACGGCGACACGACGCCGGAATCGGCTGAAATGACAGACGATGACTACAACGGCACTTACAGTACGTTCGATGATTTGTTTGAAGACTAATGATTAGGAAGGATTGATTATCATGTCAACTACTCCAGTGGTGACGCCGAAACAGCAGTTGCGACCGCTCACCGAATTCAACAACGCGCAGATTCTCAATATGATTCGCAACGAGGCGTCACCCGAATATCAGCGACGTATGCCCTCGGCTACCCAGATGAACATGGATAGGCAGATGGCCACCCTCATGTCATCTACTCAGCTCAAGAACGAGTTTTATGCAGCGCTGGTGAACCGCATTGGCGGCACCTATGTGAACACATGGCGCTGGAACAATCCGTTAAGTGTTTTCCAGCGTGCATCTCAGATGTATGGCGACACGTGGCAGGAAATCGCCGTAGGTATGCCGCTCGCACAGGTGTACGATCCGGACGCGGAATACTTGGGCGCGGACAATTTCCGTAAGTGGAAAATCGACGTAGACTCGCTGTATCATCGTCTGGATTTCGCCCACTTCTATCCGGCGACCACGGATGACAAGACGCTCCAGCGCGCGTTCACCTCCGAAACCGGTCTGGCTTCGCTCACCTCGCAGATTCTCACCTCCTGTTACAATGCCGCTGAGGTTGACTTGTTTGAGGCCATGTGCCATCAGTTCGTTGAGTATGCGAAACTCGGCGGATACTGGCGCGTGCACATGGACAATGATTTGAACAACATGGGCAGTTCGGAAACCGACGCGCGCGACATGTTGCGCCAGATTCGCGCATGGGCCGACACGCTGAAATTTGTATCCACTCGGTATAATGCGCGGCACATGCCGACATTTGCCCGCCCGGATGAGCTTGTGTTATTCTGCTCCCCTGAAGTCAAGTCTGCGCTTGACGTGCAGGGTCTCGCCACGGTGTTCCAGCGTACGGATGCGGCGCCGACCATCGACCGGATTATCGTCATTCCACAGGACAGGTTCGGCATGGACGGCGTGCAAGCCATCCTCACTACAGACAAGTTCCTGATTGACATTCCCGTTATCAACGAGATGACCCAGCAGACGAACCCGGTTAACATCAATTCGGTCAACCATTACCTGCACGTCCAGCACATCATCAGCGTGTCCGGCTTCGCCCCCGCCGTCATGTTCTGGACGGGCGCGGGTTCCACCGCCAAGATGGTGGCTCCTGCCGGTACGGCGGCCAAGACGCCGACCTTCCAGCTTAAACTTGCCATGTACGGCGGTGGCGCGACTACGCCGAAGAATGTGGCGCGTGGCGGCGCCGTGCAGGTCACCGCCGATACGACCATCACCAATGACGGTACGGCTACGTTCCGGTCGGATGCCGTCGAGTACGCCATCGGTGATACCGCCAAGCCGAAGAGCGATTACACATACATTTCGCCCACCGGCGTGCTGGTGGTCGGCCTTGATGAGCCGAACACCACTATTCCGATTACGGCCACGGCCCTGTATACAAATCCGGCAACGCCGGAGGTGCCGGGCGCCGTGTCCGCCGCCTTGGACGTGCCGGTGGTTGGCGAGGGTGTCATCGGATTCAACCCGTCGATTATCGCATCCATTGTCGTAACCGTCCCGGACGTGACCGTAGGCCATACGGCGCAGGCTACCGCCGTGGCGACCATGATTGACGGCCGAACCGCCGATGTGACCGCGCAAGCCGCTTGGACATCCGACGCCCCAGCCAACGCCGCCGTGTCCGGGTCGGGTGTTGTGACGGGCGTCAAGGCGGGCCCGGCCGACGTCACCGCCACGCTGTTCGGCGTATCCGGCAAGAAGGGCGTGACCGTGACCGCGTGATATAATGAGAGGGTAGCCGGTTGGCTACCCTCTCTTACGGCGAGATGCAATACAAGGCCCGGAGCGTAAGCCACGTGAGCGCTCCGGGCCTTGTCATACCGGAGGTTGGATGATGATTGATGACGCGAACCCCTAGTGGACAATACCGGCCTAGTCACTGGAGTGGCCGCCGGTTCCACCAAGCTGACGGCCGCGCTGTTCGGTGTCAGCTGTCAGGGCGCCGTGACAGTCGCCTAATCTGCGATATAATAATATGAAAGGGATAGTATGCTGAGAGATATCAACCCTAACGTCGAAGCGACGTTTAACTGGGCTCAATGGACGCCCAACACGTCACTGAAACTCTGTAACGTGCCGTGGGATAGTAGTTACCGTGACCTAGCCCGGTTCGAATCACCGCAGAAACAACAGGAATGGTTCGATCGACGGCCCGGCATTGACAGGGTGCATGGGGTCATGCACATGTTCGGCCAACCCGTGCGCGTCGAACTGCCATTTAACGAGGCGTCCAACTACAACTATGTCGTGGTGTATAACGATTACCCCGACTTGGAGGCTCCACGGTATTGGTATTATTTCATCAACCACGTGGATTACATCAATGCGTACACTACTCAGCTCACTGTACAGTTGGACGTTTGGCAGTCGTTCCAGCATGTGCTTAGGTTTGGTTCATGTTATGTGGTGCGAGGCCATATCGGCATTGCCAACGAAAACCAGATGACCGATTATGGTCGCAGTTATCTCGCACTACCCGAAGGGCTGGACACCGGTAGCGAAATGGTGACGGTAAACCAACGGTACAAGTCTCTTATCAGCATGGACGGGAAAAATCTGAACTACGGCGTAATAGTCGTGAGCACGGTAGATTTGTCAGCGGACGCGGGCAGTCAGGAAAAACCGTCTCTCACTACTGCGGGCGGCTCTCTTTTTGAGAACATGGCTAACGGTGCTGAAATACTGTACTTTAAGGACATCCAGTCTATCCAAGTGTTTATGGGAGTGGGCTCTACTTTTTCATGGATAACACAGGGTATTGTAAACATGTACATGATACCCTCTTTAGATGATGACTTTCTTAAGCAATCCGGCTATGTCGTAGATAAGCTGTTTGGGAAAACACTCCCTTCGGAATTAAATAATCGTATCTACCGTTTCCCCCAGTCGGCCACAAATGCGCCCAGCAGATATGAAGACATTATTACCATTAATGATTTTCCGTGATAATTTTAATATCCCTAAACGTTATAAAAACCTTAAAAAAGCTCAAATGCTACCCCTATTCTACTGTTGAATGCACTTGCTTGAATGGCACTAATATCACCTATAAGCCCGAAAATATCCAAAGCGATAATCTGGTCATTAGAGAGGTGCATAATTACGCGCCCAATGGCGCGCGCTTGAACTTTTACCCGGTTGGGTACAATAAGGCGGGTGCAAGCGAGATTGCTCCTCTTGATAAAAACAATGGGTTGCCCATTGATAGCGGGGAAATGTTGGACGCCGCGTTTGGCATCAGCAATTTCCCTCAATTTGTGATAGTCAACAATGGTGCCCAGTTGGCAATGGCAAACAGTGCCTACACTCGTTCCTACAGTCAACAGTCCGCCGGTTGGGCGTACCAAAAAGCGCAGATGGGCATCAGTCAGTCTCTTGCGGCCACGGCCATGCAAAACCAGTACAATACCCAAGCCAACAAACTCGCTATCGGCAACCGCAACGCCAATAACGCGATACAAGCAACCTCGCTTAACACCAGTCTGGACAACACGACGTATATCAACAATCAGCGAGCTGACCTCGCCCAGCTGAACAACGTAGTTAACGGCGTGGTCGGGGTGGCGGGTAACGCCGCTTCGGGCAATGTCGGGGGCGCGGTATCGGCATTAGGCGGTGCGGTCATGAATGGTGTCAACACTGAAGCAAACCGCAGTATCAACAATACCGCCGCCCAACTTTCCACGGCGAACTCGCTGAGTACCAACGCGGCCACAACAAGTCAGGCCAACACATACGGTTCTCAGACTACAGCGCTTTCAAACCAGTTGGCCCAAAATATGGCGGATATGAACGCGGATTACGCGCAACGTTCCGCGTTCGGAGACTATCAAAACACCATTGCGGGCATCAATGCACAGGTACAGCAGATGCAATTAACACCCCCGACCACATCCGGCGCCATCGGCGGAGACGGTTTTAACCTCGCGAACGGTATCGTCGGGGTGTTGGTTCGATTTAAGACGTGCGCACCCTCAGCTCTGCGGAGCGTCGGAGAATACATGTTGCGTTACGGGTATTTTATCCAGCGTTTCATCACGCCGCCGCAATCGCTGGAATGTATGACAAAATTCACCTACTGGCAGATGCAAGAGTGTTACGTGCGAGGTGATTTGCCCGAGCAGTATCGGCAGACCATTAAAGGCGTGTTCGAGTCTGGGGCTACTATATGGACCAACCCGGATGATATCGGCGTGACCGATTGGGCGGATAACGACCCATTGCCGGGCATCTCATTCTAGTGCTATACTAGAGACATGTCTAGGTCGAGGAAAAATCAGAATCGTAGGGGCGGCGCGTTGCGTCCGCGTGGCAATTACGCCAAGGCGCGCGCCGCCGACCTTGACGCAATGTATTATCACCTGTTGACTGAACTGGCACTGAACCGGTTCAGTTGGCGGGGGCTACCGCCAACAGTGGATGAACGATGGTTGGAAATGTGTCTGTGTGAATACGGGTGCGCGCTCTTCTTTGAAGACAAACGTATAGGCCGGTTCCTCGCCACGCAAGCTGGCTATCAAGGCCGGTTGAACGTATATAACAACCCGACGTGCTTCGAGCCGGTGGGCGTCAACTACCATTACAAGCAACTCAAGGCGGGCAGGGAATGCATCCCGGTTTGGGACAATCGTGCGCGCATGAGTTTCAAAGATATCTTATGGCAGTATGCGAGACGCCTTGCCGACATTGACAAGGCATATGACGTGAATTTGGAGAGCCTGAAACTGCCAACCATCATCACCGCCGACCCGCGTACCAAGCTCACCGTGCAGAACATGTTACAACAGCGGCAGGATGGGCAGGATTATATCATCGGATACGATTCACTTGACCCCGGTAGCATGTTCCAACCGTGGCCCAACACCACCCCCTATCTGCTGGACAAGTTCGTTCAGCAAAAACACAAGTGACCAATGAGATACTAGGATATTTGGGCATCCAGTCCAGTGGTACCGAGAAAAAAGAGCGGCTCATCTCCGACGAAGTGGCGCAAGCCAATGAGAAAGTAGATGTGTTCCGGCTGAGCTTCCTCAAGGCGCGACAGGCGGCGGCGACTGAGATTAACCGATTGTGGCCGCAACTTAACATCTGGGTTGAGTACGCGGACGCGCAAAGCTCCGGCGTGCCCAACGCGCTGGATTCCAGCGCAAGCGGCACGACGGATATTGACATGCCCTCCTCGTATGATGCGGGTATTGGAGGTGTGTTGTAATGATGACCTGCGACGCTATGGTAAGGCTTGTACGTGAAATGTATGAAGTCGCCGATAAAATCAGGAAGGCGGAAAAGGCTCTAGACAGCTATGAAAACGGGGGTCGTCCATGTCCGGCCAAGCCGCTGGTCTATTGAAAAAACAAGTTGTTGCAATGAAAACATATCATGATATCGTCGCCGCACGTATTAGCCACCAAACGAGGGAGGCCACATATGGCACAGAGTTTTAGCGCCTATGCGATGACAACGCCCGGCGAGTACACCGAAACATTGGGCAATCTCATCGCCCTCGGATACGACACGGACGCCCGACTGCATCTTAGCGCCGACTATTACCCGATTTACGAGGAAAAACACCGTGAGGAGCTGAACGAGAAAATCGTCCGCCATTACGCGCTTAGGGAGATTGGTCAGGAAACCGCCCAGCAGTTCGTTTTTTACTTGGGAATGACGATGGCGGAAATCATGCCATATTTTAATGAGCGCTACAGGACGCTAGCGTTGAAATATGACCCATTGAACACTATGGAAATGGTCAGTGAAAGCCTGTCCAATACTGTAGCCCAGTCCAGCGGCAAAACCAGCGCCTCTCAGGATAGTGTGACCCGAAGCTCCTCGGACGGCACCAGCTCAAGTAGCACCAAGTCCCAGTCTTACGACTCGGAAGTGCCCGCAACCGGCGTGCAAGGTGATTTTGCTCGATACGCGACTCATGCCAATCAGGCGCAAGCGGATACGGACGGCAGTAGCCATAGCACGCAAGACACCTCTTCTCAGTCCCATAGTACATCCAGCACGGAGTGGCAACACGACGCCACAGATGGGAGCACCAAATCCCACACGTCGGGCCGCTCCCAATCCGCCATGAGCCTGATACAGGAGTACCGACAGGCGATTATCAACGTGGACATGGAAATCGTGCGGAGTCTCGAACCGTGTTTCATGCAAGTATGGGGGTCTTATGATACAATTTTCAGCAACTGCCATAACTATGGAGAATGGGAGTAATCATGGTTGCCATTAACGCGCTGATTCCACGGCAACGCCTGTTTGACGGGGTGCCCACGTCCGTTCCGTTCACCTATCGGGATGGATTGACCACGCTGCAATTGATTGAATGCCTACGCCACAATCTCGACACCCTCCAATGCGATTTGAGCAAGCTGGAAGAGTACACCACCGACTTTAAGGCATCCATAGACAAGACTCTTGCGGATACCGTGGCGCAAGTTAACAAGTCCATGTCCGATTTACGCGCGGAACTACTGGCCCTGATTGATGAGATGAAACAGCAGGGCGTAGCAACCTCCCCAGTGTACGGTGTCACGCAGCCGCTCGGGGACGTGCTTGGCGGCATGTATGACAATGCGCGCAATCATGGGTTATTCTGGGGTGATTACGATGACATGCAGTTAACCGCTCAGGAGTATGACGGGCTTACCCTCAAGGCACGCGAATATGATTTACGCGCCACCGCCGTGGATAATTGCGTCCCCGGCGATTTTCCGGGACGCTCGCAATTCCCCTACGGTAAGAGCGTGCCCGAGAATCCGCCCGCCGACATGGCATACATCACGCAGTCCGAAGCGGACGCGCGCTATGTCGAACGCAACCCGACCGCAAACAATTTCGATGAGAAAGGATAATCACCCATGACCGCAACCAATCATACCAAAAACTATAATCTCTCAAGTTCGCCGGCGCCGACCGCCCCACGTGGCTCGGTGACTACAACGGCGACATGGCAAAAATCGACGCCCAACTCAAGCGGAACGCCGATGATATCGCGTCGGCCTCCGCAGGCAGGCTTACGACGGTGGCGCACACAGCCGACCTTACTGGCAACGGGACGGCCGCCTCCCCCTTGGGCGTGGCGGCCACTATCGCCAAGAAGACCGACATTCCGGACGTGACCGGTTTCGCCACCACCTCCGCTCTCACTTCGGGGCTTGCGGGCAAGGTTGATAAAACCGCTTCGCAGCCCGAAGTGCTCGGATTGACGGCGATCGAACTTGATTCAATGTACAAGGACGCGAACGGCATCGTCCGCGTCGGCCGCACTGCGGAATAGGAAGGAACAGCAATGTCTACAACACAGCATACCAGTCACTATAACCTGCCGACGTTCGGTGACAATCCGAACGACCGCCCGTCATGGCGCGGTGACTTCACCGACGCAATGACAAAAATCGACAATCAGATGTACGCCAACGCCACCAACATCACCACGGCGACGGCGGCGGCAAACAACGCAAAAACAGCGGCGGACGCGGCCAAGAAATCGGCTGATAACGCGGCAGGGCTTGCGCAGACCAACAAGACTAATATTGCCGAGCAGGCATCCTACTTCAACGCGCTCGGCATCACGTCGGTGCCGACCGCGCGGAGTCTTGTGTCCACAATCAACGGCAAGGCCGAAGACTCTGACCTAACCACACTGCAAGACACGGTATCCTCGCTATCCAGCACGGTCAGCGGCAAGGCTAACACCGCCGACGTGTACACGCGGAGTCAGGCCGACGCGCGATATACCCAGCAGGGCGGATATTCGGGGACGGCACAGCAGATCGTAAGTCTTGTCAACAGCAAGGCCGATTCATCCAATGTGTACACCCGTCAGCAGGCAGATGATAAATTCGAGCCTAAAACCGACAGTCGAAATATTTTAGTCGCTATTGGCGATAGCTATTTTAAGGGTTTTCGCACGACTACGCCCACCACTGATTCTATGGTAGCGGTAGCGTCAAGCCTCCTCGGTACGACGTTGCGTAATTTTGCGACAGGTGGTAGCGGCTTCGTCACGGCCGGCCAAGGCAGCACGTTCTCCCAGCAGATTGACACCGCCGCAGCCGAATTGGGGGCGAGCGTGTCAAACGTAAAATACGTGGTGATTGGCGGTGGGCGTAACGATAGCGCTAGCTCTCTTAGGGTAACCGACGTTGCCAACACCATCGCCAACGCCGTAAGCAAGTTCCCCGGCGCTGAAATCTGGGTTTTCCCCATGCTGTGGGACAACACGTGGCCGACGTTTGCGGAAATGCGAAAGCTAGGTGCCATTCAAGGCGGATGTTTGGGCAAAGATTGCCATGTAGTCCCGAATTGCATCACATGGGGCATGTTTAACGGTACTTGGATGACCGACATACACCCCAATACCACCGGCTCCAGCTATTACGGGCGATACATCGCCTCGGCAATCATGGGCGGCCCGGACTCTGCGCAAAGGGATCTAACTATTGTCGACGTTTCCACCCCCGGCACCTCGGGCGGGGAATTTTACCCCCAGATTACTGGACTGCAAATGCTTTTTTACCTACGCCTTAATAAGACCGCGTGGGACAGGAATGCATTTGCCACAATCAACGGGGCAACAGCGTGGGGCACTTGGATTCCGTTCATTGGGACAATGGATGACGGCACGCCCGTGTCGGTTCATTTTAATGGCAAAAACTTCACCCTCTGGGATACTGTCGGTTCCGGTTCGGGCCGCCCCGGATGGATTACCGTAACTGGTGCGCTGCCAATCTTCCACTGACAAAACGCGAACATACCCCGTCCGGCATGCCGGGCGGGGTATACTAATATCATGATAGACGTACAAGCATGGTTGGAACGTACCCAGAACCAATATTGGGACATGGACGGGGCTTACGGTGCCCAATGTTGGGATTTATGGGCAAAGTACTGTATGGATAATTACAATCTCTCGTTAGGTGATTGCATCACGCCGACAGGTTACGCGGAGGGCAATTACACCATGTTCCCCACCACGCCCGCCGTGGGGCGCGTTTTCGAGAAAAAAAAGCGCCGACTATACGCCCGGCATGGGCGATGTCGTGTTTTGGAGATTCGGAAGTCAAAACTACCCCGGCAGCCACGTAGCCATCGTGTGGGGCGGCATTCAAGGCGATAGTATCGATGTTCTGACGCAAAACCCAACGCCCGCCGTACACCAATTGTTACCGCTTGCGAAAGGTTCACAGCTTCTCGGCTATCTGCACCCCACGGCACTACCGGAACCGCCGGAATCCGGCGATAACCCGACTGGCAGCAACAATCCGGGCGTTAACGTGGACGGCGATATCTCCGCGTGGATTCAACTGCAAGGCGACATCCTCGTATATCACAGTGGTTCGGGCACGACATCATCGCAAGCCGTTTTCTACAAGTCGAGTGCTCAGACTTGGGTATATCGCGGCGGTACAGGCCAGCCGGACGCCGACCACGGTCAAGGCGCGCCAAGCGTGGGCGACGGGAAAAGCTCATACGCGCTATATGTAATCGGTACCGTTGAATCATCATTACGCTGGGATGCTGTCGAGCCAAACCATCAGGGCATCGGCATCGCACAATGGAGTTTTGGGCGCCGCTTGCAGGTTCTGAACGCGATGAGGGCGGTGGACACTGTAGGATATGAAGCGTTTGCCGCCGCCGCGCCGAGCATTGCCGCGCTCATGGAGTCAGGCGGCACGTTCGATAGGGCGATGACCGGTAGCGAAGTCGCGGCGTTCCAGACGTGGGCGAGGCGCACGGAATCACGGCAGGGCCAGCGTAATCAGTTCGCCGAGGATTACGAGAGCTACCCGCAGATGTATGATGACGCGAAAATGCAAATACTGTGGGTGAGCGCTTATCATCAAAGCCCGGCGGGCGCGTTGAATGTGCCTCATGCCTCAACCCTTGCCCAACTGTATAACAATATCCTCAATACATCCCCGTTCGGGCCATACGGGACGCGCTACAACACCGTCTACTCGCTGTTGAATGTATGGGACGGCACCAGCGCACCACCGAACTTCTGACACAGTGACAGACCGGTAGATATATACCGGTTTGTCACTGTTGTATGGTAGTATGGATACTATGGAGAGGCTGTTAGCTGAGGGCGATTATTACGATTATGGGCGCGTATTATCCTATCACGCGCCTTGGATGTTCGTAATCGGCGCGCGCGGCCTCGGCAAAACCTACGGAGCCAAAAAACTTGTCATCGGAGACTGGATAAAAAAACGCTGGCAATTCATCTATCTAAGACGTACTGCCGAGGAACAGAAAAACAAGGGCACGTGGTTCGCAGACATTGCAGAGCAATACCCGGAACTGGAGTTCCGCGTGTCCGGCAATCAAGCAGAATGTCACTGGCTGGATGACAGGGACGCCACTACGGACAAGCACGGCAAGACGCGCCCAACATGGCATATCATGGGGTACTTCATCGCCCTCAGTCAGGCAGGACAGGTGAAATCGGTGGCCTATCCCAAGGTGCGAACCATTGTTTTTGATGAGATTTTCCCCGATAATATGCGGTATTTGGGTGGCGAGGTAACCGCGCTTGAGGAGTTCTACAATACGGTTGACCGTTGGAATGATAGAGTGCGAGTCATCATGTGCAGCAACGCGGTAACGTTGGCCAACCCGTATTTTTCGGCATTCAACATCAACTTGAAGCCACAGTTGGACAATCACGCGCAATACCAGCGCTATTGCGATGGTTTCATCATGGTGGAATTAGCTGATTATGGCGGGTTCAGCGCCAAGGTAGCCACGTCAAAGTTCGGGCGGTTTTTACGCGAATATGATGAAAATTATGCGAATTATGCAATCAACAATGATTTTAGAGATAACGCCAATACTCTCATTAGTGATTTTAACAACGCCGGTTATGCGTTCACGCTAAGAACCACCGAATATGGTACTTTCAACGTATACCAACAATTAAGCGATACCGACGAAGTACTATATATAATTACCAAAAAACAGCCGAAAATCACTAGGGATTTTACGTTTGATTACCGACTGGTTGACAATGATTGCATCATGCTCAAACGCTCCGACGATATGACGCAGAAAATATTAAGCGCCTATCGCGTCGGACGGCTACGGTTTGAAACCCCGCAAATCAAAGCGGAGTTTAGTATGATACTTGGCGGCTTGTTGCAACAATCGGGTATAAGAAAGTGAGGAATATTCATGCCAAATCATGAATTAATCGTTATCGGCATTGTATTTTTATTGGTACTGATTGACTATATTACCGGCGTAGTCAATGCGATTATGCACGGCGAACTGTCCAGCAAGAAAATGAGACAGGGACTCGGGCATAAATTCGCATACCTCGCCATAATCTGTGTTGCGCTGATTGTGGAATACGGTTCAGACTACATCAATCTCGAAATCGGGCTACCAGTATTCATCCCGGTTTGCGTAGGCATCTGCCTGATTGAAATCACCTCAATCATGGAAAATTGTGTAAAAATCAACCCCGACTTAAAAGGCTCGAACATTCTCAACATCTTCAACATCGACAGAAAGGAAAACGATGGCAAGGAAGATTAAGGCAATCGCCTATAGTATAATCGCCGCAATCACCACACTGCTACTGGTATTCGCTCCAACCGCAAGCGCGGCGGACATGATAGACGTATCCAGTTGGCAAACCGGAATCAACGTCACCACCACTGGCGCGCAAATCGTTGTCGCCAAAGCCACCGAGGGCGTCGGATACGTCAACCCTGATTGTGACCGCGTAGTGCAGGACGCCTTGAAGGCCGGGCAGGGCGTCGGCGTCTACCACTTCGCGCACACGGAAAACAGCGCCATCAGTGAGGCCAATTACTTTATCGACAACACACGCGGATACATCGGCAAAGGCATCGTGCCCATCCTTGACTGGGAGCCGAACGCCCCGTGGGACACTAGTTGGGCGCTCACATGGCTCCAGACCGTGGAAGCCGCATGGGGCACCAAGCCAATTATCTACACGAACCAGTACACGGAAAACTCCTACGACTGGTCGGCGGTTGTCGCCGGAAATTATGGTCTATGGATTGCCGCGTATACGCTAGGCTATACGCCAATCTACGGATTCAACCCGCCTTCAATCCAGCCCACACTCCGCTACTGGCCGTTTGCCGTAGCATGGCAATACACTAGCACCGGCTATGTCAACGGCTGGGGCGGAGGAGTTGACCTAAGCGTAGTCTACGGCGACCTCAACACATGGTATGCATACGCTGGCAGCGGGCCGGTCGCACCCAAGCCCACACCGCAACCCACACCACAGCCAGCACCACAACCCAGCACGCCGAACACTCCATGTGACACCAATTGCGTTATCATCCAAAGCGGACAGTATGTTTCAATGTTCTGGCCCGACTGGTGGAACGTCAGCGTACCCAGCGGCAATCCGTCAATCGTATACCCCGGCGACAAGGTATGTCACAACGGCGGCGGCAACACCGCAACAGTATCGCGCACATACGTGGTACAGGCAGGCGACACACTATCAGACATCGCCTCATGGCTCGGGGTCAGCATGTACAACATCACCGGATACAGCTCAGGTAACATAAACCTCATCTACCCCGGAGAAGTACTCTACTACTAACCTTCCAGCATGAATAAGCCCCGCAGATTGCGGGGCTTATTTGTTATCAGTCACCATCAGACACCCCCTCAAACGACAAGCTCACCTCAACGACACCATTCAAAAAACCCGTTTCTGGGTCAAACGAAGAACAAGCAAAACCAACATACACATCAAACCCGTCAAACGCATGGCGAACAACGTCAAGCACGCCATCCAACGCCTCCTTAAACGTATCCGCCGGATATGGACCATACGACCTCACATACTCAGACGTGAACTCGAACACCGTAAAATCATCAGGCGTAACAGTAAAACACCACATTATCCATCACCTTCACTCTTTTCAATAGGAGAACTCAGGATGCTCAGAAACAAACCTCATCAAGCGATAAACAAAGCCCACCATATTATCCATAGCCGAACAGACCTCACCAGTACAAGGGTCATACGTTTCAGTGAAGAATTTTACAATCACAAACCTCCTTAGACGATAGCGCAAGATAAGAACCTCCTTCCCGCCCAGCTCACCAGTCTCAAAACGAACAGAAACACCAGTCATCTCAACCACCATTCCTTTTCTTCATCCTTTGGCTGATAATTACATAATACATCACCACAAAACACAACACACCCAACAACACA